TGTGGCCTGAATATTGGTCATACGATGAATTAGAAAAAGTTAAAGCGTCATTATCCATACGTAATTGGTCTGCACAATATATGCAGAATCCAACTTCAGAAGAAGGAGCTATTTTAAAACGTGAGTGGTGGCAGCCATGGAAAGGAGACATGCCAGTTTTAAAACATGTTATTCAATCATACGATACTGCATTTAGTAAAAAAGAAACTGCCGATTATTCTGCAATCACTACATGGGGAATATTCACGCCTCACGAATCAGGGCCTGATGCTATTATGTTAATTGATGCAATCAAAGGTAAATATGATTTTCCTGAATTAAAAATGGTGGCTCTCGATCAATACAAGTATTGGCAACCTGAAACTGTAATCATTGAAGCTAAAGCAAGTGGACAAAGTTTATTACAAGAATTTAGAAGAATGGGAATTCCTGTTATGGATTACACTCCAGGACGTGGCCAAGATAAACACTCACGAGTCAACGCTTGTGCTCCAATATTTGAATCTGAACAAGTTTGGTATCCTAGAGATGAGCATTTTGCTCATGAAGTAATTGAAGAATGCGCAGCGTTTCCTCATGGAGAACATGACGATTATGTGGACAGCACTACACAAGCTATGTTAAGATATCGGCAAGGTTCGTTTGTAACAACTTATTCTGACGAGGATGAGATGGAAAGTTATAGACAACGTAAATACGTATATTATTAAAAGGAGAAAAGACATGTCAAGAAATAGAAAATTAGCAATGGCAGCATCTATACTTGGAGCTGGTGCATTGTTAGGAATGAGACAAAGACCCATGAGTGTTACGGGTGCGCCCCCAAGTGCTAAAACACCTAAATCAACAAAAAGAAATCTTAATAAAAGAGTAGTAGATCTTGGAGATTCATCAAAAAATTTAGTAGGTAAGACTACTAAAATTACTGTAGACAAAGATGCATTACCTAGAGAGATTGAAGAAAAAGCTAGTGCGAAGAAAGCTAAAATTCAAAAAACTAAAAAAATAGTTCAGAAGAGAAAAGACGAAGGAAAACTTTCACCACTTATGCCTAAATCAGAAAGTCAATTTGATGCTATGCAAAGACCTGGATTAGGAGCTTTTGATGGAGCTAAAAGAGGAAAAATGATTAGAGCTCGTGGTGGTGGAATGGCAATACAAGGAATGAAACCTACTAAACTATATTAATGGCTGAGATCGAAAAATTAATTGATCAGGAAAAAAATCCTGAAGCAGAAGATATTGATATTCAATTAGAGGGAGAAGAAGAAAAAACTTTAGTTGAAGAAGTGGGAGATGATGTCAATAAATTTTACTCCAACTTAGCTGAAGACATGTCTGATGAAGTTCTTCAAAGGATGTCTAATCAATTACTTGACGATTATAAAAAAGATAGAGTTTCAAGAAAAGATTGGGAGACGTCTTACACAAATAATTTAGATCTTCTTGGAATAAAACATACTGAGATGACTAGACCGTTTAGAGGGTCGGCATCCGTGACTCATCCACTTTTATCAGAAGCTGTCACACAATTTCAAGCTCAAGCATATAAAGAATTACTTCCATCTTCAGGACCAGTAAGGACTAGAGTTTTGGGGATGGAGGATGATGCTAAAATTAATCAAGCGCAGCGTGTTCAAGATTTCATGAATTACATGATTACTGAGGAGATGGAAGAGTATACTCCTGAGTTTGATCAATTATTATTTTATTTAGCATTAGCAGGTTCTGCATTTAAAAAAGTTTACTACGATGAAGTAATGCAAAGAGCAGTATCAAAATTTATTCCAGCTGAAGATTTAGTAGTGCCTTATTATGCAACAGATTTGATGGATTGTGAAAGAATTACTCATGTAATTAAAATGGGTGAAAATGAAATTCTTAAAAAACAACAAGCTGGTTTTTATAGAGATGTAGAATTAAAACCAACATCTAATGGTCCTACTGAAATTGAAAAAAAATATCAAGAATTAGAAGGTGTAACTCCTAGTGGTGACAAACAATATTCTTTTTCTATTTTAGAAATGCACGTAGATTGCAATTTAGAAGAGTTTGAAATGCAAAATGCAGACAAACAAGTGAAAGTTCCTTACATCA